AGGGCTGTAGCGTTTAGATTAGTTACACACAATATAAGATATGGGTAAGTGGCAGTATCAAGGTATCGAATGGTGTATATACATAAATATAAAATGCAAGGGGGAGGTAATTGTGATTCATGTTAAATGAAGAACTATTAGAAGTAATAATTAAATACAAAAGGAATACTGGAAGAAATCCTGATATGTTAAAGCTAAATCCAAATTATTTTAGAAATATTCTAGAAGAATTGAATTATCCACATTGGATTATTAAAAAGAAAATGACAGAAATGAAAAAAAGTATATTCGGAGTACCAGTGGAATTAACGAATGCAGTGGAAAAATTTGAGCTATGAAAATGTTGGCAGAGTCGTGACCGCTTTTTGGCAGGAAATGTGTCGGTTATTTTGGAATTAACGTGTTATATTTGTATTGTGGGAAGTGGCGGGAAACACAACTCATTATGTTGTTTTTAAAATTCTAAACGGTTCGTAATGATGGCGCATAAAATCCGAAACCAACAGATGGTAACGATTGAATGATACCGTTATTAAGGAGAGCTTTTGCTCTTCTTCCAGTTACTTAATAATGCATAAAAAGATTGGTGCAGCAATATTAGGTGATTGGAAGAAGGGTAAAACTTCATTTACCGTAATTAAAATACAAATAAATAATTGATATCAGAGCATCCATAACGGTTGCTTTTTTCTTTGTTATATAGAAATTACACATTAAACGTATTTAAATACTGTTTTAGGTATAACATGAATTGACTCATCAATGGTACAGATAACGGATATTTTTCTATTTAGATTAGATGTTAAATGTACCGTGAAACTCTTGGAAATACAATGCTGGAAAAATATAATGATATTGGTATATTACAGGAGAAGGCGCAATTGTAGGAGTAAAGGGGATATGCCCAGGTTGCATACCATATTGACCATATGAAGGATATTGGGGTAAATGTTGCCAAGCAGAAGCTGGAGCTACAACAATCCTCATCGGTAAAGGATTCATAATATAATCACTCCTAAAGTAGTATTCATGTAATAGGGTATGCGCTCACTGAATATAGATGTGCACAATCTAGGCCTATAAACATAATAATTAACGAACAGAAAATACGGTTACTAATCTTATGATGTGTCCATTAGGGATGTTTTATTTTTAGAACAAACATGTATAGCAATTAGAGCAGGCGCTGCCGTGATCTGGGTGGCGTCTTGTTTGTTGTTAAGGAAAGATAAGCGCAAACGTGTTGCATTTATTATGAGGTGATACATATGGAATTAGAATTATTAAATGATTTAACAGCAGAGTTAAAGACACGAGTTTTATCTGATGCAGTTACATGGGAATTAATTAATGATATTGTATTGGATCATTTAGAGAGAATGACAGATAAAACAAAAATGAATGAAATGGGTATAGGGATGTATGGTGTTAAATGGGAAGATGTTAATTTGAAACCATATGCAGCGCTAGATAATGTTATTGGTGTTAATGATGCTCATCTTATTAGCGGCCTTTCTCCTGGTCATATAAAGAATCTATGTGCAGCAGGTGCTATTGAATCCAAAAAGGTCGGCAATACGTGGATTTTAGATAATGAGAGATTTAGAGTATGGTTTGAATGCTCCCAATTAAACGAAACAAACTCAACACAACCCAAATATTGTAAGGGGTGATGGTATTGTCAAATGTACAATATACTGCTCATGCAAATAATGATAGTAAAGATGCTACAGAATATGTAAATGCATTAGTTTATATATCTTCATTTTTGTTAGCTTATTCTGATCAGAAAGTTATCGATAAATTGCTAACTCAATCCAATGAAAAAGAAACTGAACTAATTAATGGTATTTTAAGTGGATTGCAACTGCGTTTGTCCGAAAACTAGTGTCTCAAAAACAAAACATTATGAGACACTGAATATATGGGCCTTAAAACCTATAAAAATGGTATAACAAATGTCTCAAAACTATGTCTCAATTAATAATTGATTTTGATACAGGAATTTGATACACTTTTTATATCAAATAACAAGGGATGATGGTGCATGATATTCGGATATGCTAGGGTTTCTACTAAAAAACAAAATTTAGATATGCAATTGGATGAATTAAACCGTTATGGTTGTGAAGAAATAGTTACAGAAAAAGAAAGTGGAGCGAAAAAGGATAGAAAAGAGCTTCAATTATTACTTGGCAAACTTCGCAAAGGTGATACATTGGTTGTTTACAAGTTAGATCGTTTAGGAAGAACCATGCACCAGTTAGTTAATTTATTGCAAGAATTTAATGATAAGGAAATTCACTTTGTTTCTATTAAAGATGGTATTGATACATCTACAACAATGGGAAGGTTTTTATTTCATATATTTGGTGCAATGGCTGAAATGGAACGCGAGGTTATTAATGAACGTGTTGTTAGTGGTGTAGCTGCTGCAAAAGAACGAGGTAAACAAGGTGGTCGCAAACGTGCTCATACTCCGGAACAGATAGAGGGTATGCTAAAAATGGTTGAACAAGGATTACCTAAAGTTGATGTCTGTAAGATGTTCAATGTTTCAAGGGCCACTTTATATAGATACATAAATGAAGAAGAAAAAAATACGAAAAATTTAAAGTAGCGAATCCGCTGCTTTTTTATTTTGTAAAGCAATTAGCGTGAGGTGGTGTAAATGGAAGAAGAAACTATAAACGTTCCTACATGCTCTGTTTGTAATGAGCCGTGCATGTGGACATTAAAAATGCCATTAACTATTACTCATTTTGATAAAACATATCTCCGTGAAGCAAATACGGATAATGCTCATATATGCATTGAGTGTTTAGAGAAGGAAGTGCAAACAATTGGATAAGGGGGCAGGTGTTATGTAATTATGGCCAGACAACGAAGTCCAGACCGTAACAAAGCGTATGAAATATTTAAAGAACATAACGGTGATATTACGAATCGTAAAATTGCCGAATTGTTGTCTACATCCGAAAAAACTGTAAGTGAAAAAACGGTTGGCGGATGGAAATCCAAAGATGGATGGATAGACAAATTAAATGGAGTACTCCATAAAAATGAACGGAGTACTCCAAAGAAAGATACGGAGTACTCCAAAAAGAAACCAGGAGCACCCAAGGGTAATAAGAATGCTATAAACAATCGTGGTGGAGCCAAAAAGGGTAATAAGAATGCTGTTGGTAATTCCGGTGGCGCTGCTCCACTTCGTAATGGTAATGCTGTTAGTCATGGATTGTATAGAAAGTATTTGCCGCAAGAAATATATGATTTAAAAGAAGAATTAAAAGAAGCGGTTAACAACGATTCCTTAACAATCATTTGGGACAGTATTATGCTGCAGTACACTCAAATCATTCATGCTCAACGTATTATGTTCGTTAGAGACAACGAAGACATGACAAAGGAACTGCGTAAAAACAAACTTACGGAAAGCGGCTATGAGGAAGAGTGGGAAATTCAATTTGCTTGGGATAAACAAGCTAGTTTCTTAAATGCTCAATCCAAAGCAATGTCAACGTTAGTAACCCTTATTGAAAAATACGATAGGTTAGCTAATACAGAGGAACAAAAACTACGCATTGAGAAACTCAAGAAAGAAATTGCTTCTATTAAAGTTGATGGTGACACTAATCAGAATACTGAAGACTGGAAAGAGTCACTTATGAAGATAGCGGAGCGCAGACGTAAACAAAAGGAAGCTGAAGCTAATGAGTAATACGGCTTTTAGTGAATTTATGGAGATTATCGATGTTTATTGGGATGATCCGGTTGCGTTTGCCGAGGATATGCTTGGTTTTTATCCGGATGAATGGCAGAGAAAAGTTCTTATGGATTTGGCACAAAGTCCAAACGTTTCAGTGCGTTCTGGCCAAGGTGTTGGTAAAACAGGTCTTGAGTCAGTCGTTGTTATCTGGTTCCTCTGCTGTAGGCCGAATCCAAAAGTTATATGTACAGCCCCTACAAAGGAGCAGTTATTTACTGTACTTTGGGCCGAAATAGCCAAATGGTTAGAAGGAAGTGCAGTTAAAAATCTTCTTAAATGGACTAAAACACGAGTATACATGATTGGTAGTGAAGAACGTTGGTTTGCTACTGCTAGAACAGCAACGAAGCCGGAGAATATGCAGGGTTTCCACGAAGATTATATGTTATTTGTATGTGATGAAGCTTCTGGTATAGCAGATCCTATTATGGAAGCCATACTCGGTACTTTATCTGGTGCAGAAAATAAATTGTTTTTATGCGGAAACCCAACAAGAACAAGCGGTGTATTTTATGATTCTCATAATCGTGACAGAGATTTATATAAAATACATAAAGTCTCTAGCTTAGATAGCCCTCGAACCAGTAAAGACAATATAGAAGTATTGAAAAAGAAATATGGTGAGGGTTCAGATGTTTGGCGTGTACGTGTACTTGGTGAATTTCCTAAAGCAGAAGCAGATGCATTTATCCCGTTAGAAATTGTAGAGCAAGCAGCATCTTGTAAAGTGGAGCCGACTGGTGAAACACTTGACTTAGGTGTTGACGTTGCACGATTTGGTGATGATGAAACTGTAATTGCTCCAAGGATAGGAAATAAAGTCTTTAAATTATTAAACCACTATAAACAAGATACTATGGAAACTGCTGGCCACGTATTGAAATTAGCTAAGGAATACATGGCAAAGTACAAGCAGTTAAAAAGAGTTGATATAAAAGTCGATGATAGTGGTGTTGGTGGTGGTGTTACGGACAGATTGAAAGAAGTTATTAAATCTGAACGATTACCATTCAAAGTATATCCGGTTGTGAATAACGGGAAGCCGCTTGATGATGAGCATTATGATAATGCAGGTGCAGAAGGTTGGGCCGTAGTAAGAGATTTACTTGAAGAGAATATGAAAGCATTTATACAGGGTGAAGAACCTACAATGGAGATTCCAAATGATGAAAAAATGATTTCTCAATTTTCTAGCCGTAAATACAGAATAACAAGTAGAGGTAAGATTGCATTAGAGCGAAAAGAAGAAATGAAGAAACGCGGATTGCAATCACCCGATAGAGCAGATGCTATAGTTCTAGCCTTCTATAAACCGAAAGTAGTTATGGGTGGGAAGGTTAAAAGAGTGTAGTCGGACATTTATTGTTCGGCTATTTCTTTTGCTATTTATTAATAGAAGAAAGGAGGACATACAAACGATATGAGCGATAAGAAAACAATTAAGAATGTAAAAGTATTTGGCATTAATAAAGCAGCAGATGATCCAAAGAACAGGGAAGACAACAGTAAACAAATGGCGGTTGACCCATTTGCACAAACATATAGTGATAAAGGATTAATTAAACCTCCTTATGATATGGCAGTGTTGCTGGAAATAAAGGAAAGTAATCCCATTCATTCTGCTTGTATTAGCGCGAAAGTGGATGATATTGCGGGTGTTGGTTTTGACTTTGCCCCTTTTGAAGAAGTAAAAGAAGCAGCGAGCCAGGAGCAATATAAAAGGTTAAAAGAATTTATGCGGAATTGCAATCCGGAAATGACAAGCTCAGAGATCATAAGGGCGGTATGGGATGATTATGAAACCGTTGGATGGGGCATTATTGAAGTTGTTCGTAATAACAAGAATGAACCGTCAGAACTATACCACATTCCAGCTCATACAGTTCGTGCTCATAAAGATAAAGTTCGCTTTGCTCAAAGCGTAAATAACAAAGAACGATGGTTTAAAAAGTTCGGTTATCCTGATGATTTTCGTCTTGCTGATGGTAGACCTTTAAATGAAGAAGATATTGCAGAAAACGGTACAGAAAAAGCCGGTGAAGTTATTGTTATTCGTAAATTCGGTTCTCGTTCTTCTTATTATGGGATACCTAATTACGTTAGTTCTATTGGCTCAATAGTTGGCTCTCAAGCAGTAAGAGATTACAATATTAACTTTTTCACAGGTAAGACTATTCCTGATTCCATACTATTCATTGAGGGTGTTGATGAGATAGATGACGGTACGGAAAATGAACTAAAAGTATTTTTCTCTACAGAAACAAAAGGAGAACATCATAAATTAGCCGTTGTACCTGTACCACATGGTGCGAAAGCTAGGCTAGAAAAAATAAGCCCTGATGTAAAAGAGGGCAGTTTCCGTTTATATAAGCAGGATAGTGCAATGGAGATATGTGTGGCCCATCGTGTACCGCCATATCGTATCGGTTGGGCTATGACAGGTTCATTAGGGCAAACAACTGCTAAAGAAATGAATGAGATGTACAAGCGTTCTATTATTGAACCTGGACAAGAAATATTAGAACATCGATTAAACAATCAATTGTTCCGTGTATTTGCTGATATACTAGGCGGTTTAGATTGGCATTTTAAATTAAATGAAATTGATACAGATGATCGTGAAGCAGATTTGAAGTATGCAAAAGATAGTTATGAAGGTGGAATATTAAAACTGAATGAGTCCCGTAAAGTGGTAGGTTATGAACCTGTACCAGAAGGGGATAAATTCTATGATGGTAAAACCGAACCTTCTCCGCCTGAACCAATTGCAAAATCTGCAGATTATGAACAAGATAACTTAATTGCTATTAATGCATTTAGGGAAAAGCATGAAGAAATAGAGAAAGCTATGCAAAAGAAGGTAGCTGATTTTTTTCAGAGCAGGGAAAAAGGCTCTTAAACCTGCTTCCCGTAATTCGTATTAATAAAGCAGATGAAGAGATTGATCTTGTAATTGCAGAAGCAGAAGTTGATGAATTTCTGAATAGTGTTGATTGGGATGAGGAACGACAAATGTTTGTCGATGAAGTCACGGATACACTACAGGATGATGTAACGGAGTTTGTACAGAGTACTATAGCTTCTAACGGTTTAACCTGGATGGTATTAGATCCAATTGGTGACGTTGCTGCAAAATGGGTAGCTACTTACGCTTTTGAATTAGCAAAGGGAATCCATGAAACCACTAAAGATAGATTAAGAGAAACAATGCTAAAGAATCTTAGTGAAGGAATGGGGGTCGATGCATTAAGTGTTTCTATTGCAGATGTGATGTCAGAAGCAAGTAACTACAGAGCAATGATGATTGCACGTACAGAAACTACATATGCAATGAATTACGGCAATTTAATTGCTTATAAGGGCGCAAATAGAAACAAGAAAACATGGCTTACAGGAAACGATGAGCGTGTTTGTAAAGAATGTGGTGGTTTACATGGAGAAACGGTAGATATTGATGATCTATTTAGTAATGGAAAGATGTGCCCACCAGCTCATCCGCATTGCCGATGTACTATGATTTCAGAAGAGTAATAAAATATACCTATTTAATTGGGGTTTCATCGTCAAAACGTATAAGGCTTTAAATTGGCTGCTATGTGTTTTGACAGTGGAACCCCAATATTTATAGGGAAGGAGGTAAAACGATGGGATACGAACTAAAAAACGCCAATATCAGTTATGTTTCATTAGTTACAAAGGGCGCAAACGGTCGTCAATTTGCCATTATGAAAAGTGAATCTGCTAAACAACCAAATATATCAAAGCAAGTTCCAATTCTTAAAACAGAGGAAGAGAAGCAGCTTGTTACAGGTGTAGTATATGAACCAGATGTAGAAGATTCACACGGGGATAAAATGACTGCAGAAGAAATTGAAAAGGCTGCTTATACCTTTATGGAGAACTACCAACACATTGACAAGCAACATGATGAAATCGCTGGTAAAGGAACAGTTGTTGAAAACTGGATTGCTAAAAGTGATATGACAGTAGGCGAACAAGAAGTACAAGCAGGAACATGGCTTATGACTGTTCGTGTTGATGATGCAGACACCTGGGAAGAAATTAAAAAAGGTGAAGTTACCGGTTTTTCTATGGGTGGATTTGGTGAACGAGTAGAAATCGCCAAGACTGATGATTTTACTCATGAAGATAAAGGTCTTATTCGAAAGATGTTAGATTTCGTTAAAGGTGAAACTCACAAAATCACAAAAGGCGAAGTAAAAGATCGCTTTATTGATGAAAAACAAAAGCGTGATTTACGAGCTGTCTTTAATTTGTTTGAAGATGTTTTCTATTGGGAGATTTGGGAAAGCAATCCCGATATCGACCGTATGGCAACTGCTCTTGATGATATGAAGGATATACTTTCTTCTATTAAAGGCGGTTATACCATCGCAAAATCAGAAGATAGTGTACAAGCAGAAAACATTGTATTAGAAAGTATTAAAAAAGCTGGGAAAGTCTTGTCCCAAAAGAATCATGAAAAATTAGATGAAGCATTAGCTTTAATTAGTGAAATAAAAGAAGCTGCTTCACCACAGGAGGAAGACGAAATGAAAGCAGAAGATATTGCAGAGATTGTTAAACAAGCGGTAGAGCCACTAACTACTAAGTTAGATAAGATTGAAAAGCAAGTGAATGGCGAAGAAATCGAACCAAAACCAGAAGAGCTAACAGAGGAAGAAAAAACTGCAGCAGTTATCCAAAAAGCATTAGAACCATTTGCTGAACGTCTTGAAAATATTGAAAAAGCAGCTTCTATTCGTAAAAGTTTAGATCCAGACGAAGAATACATTCCAGGGCAACAACCAATTAAAAAATCTATATGGACAGGCGTTAACCTGTAATATAAGGAGGAAATATTAATATGGGAACAACATACAACAATCAGCAATTATTAAATCGTCTATCTAAAATTGAAAAGACAATTACTACAGGATCAGTTTCTTCTGGTTTATTAAATCCAGAGCAAAGCAAAGAATTCTTTAGAATGGCATTTGACGCAACACCATTCTCTCAATTACATCGAAAAGAGATGCGTAAAGCAAAACAAGGTGTACTTGATAAAGTTGGTATTGGCGGCCGCATTCTACGTAAGAAAACAGAGAATAAAGATGAGGATTACCGTGCAGGTGTTAATACATCAACTATTCCATACAATACAAAAGCACTTCGTCTACCTTGGGAAATTACAGAAGAAACGCTGCGTGAAAATATTGAAGGTGAAGGCTTTGAAGATACTGTAATGACACTTATGTCAACTCAAACAGGTATTGATTTAGAGGATTTACACTGGAATGGTGATGTAGAATCATCTGATCCATTTTTATCAATTAACGATGGCTGGTTGAAGAAGATTCTAAAATCAAAAGAAACGCATATTATTGACCACGCTAAACTAGTAACTGGTACAGGGGAAGAAGCAAAAGCTAATGGATTTGGTAAAGGTTCGATCTTTGCTTTATCTGGTGTAATGCCAAATAAATATAAAAATAGTAACCTACGTTGGATTATGTCACCAAATCGTAGAGAAAAATGGATTGAATATTTAACAAACCGTCCAACTGGAGCAGGAGACGCTGCATTATTAGGAGCTGGCGATCAAGTAAATAAACCAATGGGTTACGGGATTGTTACAGTTCCTTCTTTATCAGATGACATTATTATTCTTGCAGATCCACGTAACTTTATTGCTGTTAACACATATGAAACTCGCATTCGTAAAACAACAGAAGGTAAATCTGCAGTAATGGAAGATAAACGATTCTATGTAATTCACTTTGATGATGATGCTGTAATTCAAGAAATGGATGCAGTAGCAATCCTAACAAATATTCCGGATACGTTTGGAGCTTAATATCCAGGCGTATTTTTTATGGGAACAAACCCTTTGTTATTAGGGTTTTGAATGTATACTTTTTTAATGTTTTCTTGTTTTTAATAGAAAACGAGATGGAACCAATAAAACCAATAATACGAATGTAAACTTTCATTGATTAGTTTACATTCGAGAAAGGGGTGCTAATTATGAAAGTAGTTACGCTGCGATACGGTGGTACTTACACCGCTTATGGACAAAAGTTCAAGAATGGCCAAGAAGAAACAGTTGCAAATGATAAAGCTGATTATCTTGTAAGTACTGGACATTTTGAACTTGTAAAAGAAGTCGATAAGAAGGAGAAAGAAACATAATGGATGTTACCTTGCAGGACATTAAAGACCGCGTAAATGTGCAAAAGATGCCTGATACAGTAATTCAAGAACTAATAGATTACTATGCAGTTATTACTAGAAAGTATTTAAGAGTTAAACCGGAGAATCCAATGAAAGAAGTCATTCAAACAAGTAAACTAGCGTGGCTTTCTTTTCCTGCTGAATCTATAGCAAAAGTCACTCATGTTAGTTCGAAACAAGATATGACCGATTCTATTACTGTAAATGGCCGTATTGTTTATGGTTTATCCGAAAATCAATTGTATGAATTTGAATATAAGATACAAGATTATGATGATCTGCAGGTACTTATGAAGAAATGTATTATTGATTTGGTTGTTTCTGCAGTAGTTCGTGCTAACTTACAACGAAAAGGTATGAAGACATCGGAAAATATTGGGGATTATTCGTACCAGATTAGCCCAGAAACGCTAGATGAACCAGATACAAACAATAAGATACTCAATGGCTTAAAAGGGTTTAGAGCAAGAGTTAAGCCGGTGATGGCTACATGAATACGTACTTCGATGATGGCGATATGGATGATTTATATATTCATGAGGTAGTAGTAAAACGAAAAATGAAAAAGAAACAATCCTCAGGTAATTATGCAGAAGTAGATGAAGACGTTTATGAGAATATGACTTGTCGTGTAACTACTAATTCTGCTGCTGATAATGAGAGGTTTAAGCGTGATAAACAAAATTTCGATACAACCTTTAAGATATATGCACCTGCTTCCTACAAAATTAAGCCTAATGATCGTATCCATTTCAAAAGTGAAGAATTAGGCGTTGATTATATGTTTGAAGTAAAAGGCGAACCACGTAATCCTGCATTTATGAATCATCACATTGAAATTTATTGCGAAAAGGTATGATTCTATATGGCGAATTCAGTAGAAATTGAGTACTCAAGCAATATGGAGCAAGTAAAGACGCATATTAATGCTATGTGTGTTGAAAAAGTTACAGCAGCATCTATTCATTTACAAAATCAAGTTAAGAAGAATCTCACAGGTAGCCGTAGTGGTAAGCAATATAAAATACCTCATACGAGTCGTAAATATACTGCTTCTAAACCAGGTGAAGCTCCTGCTGTTCGTACCGGTGACTTGTTAAATTCGATTAAATACAATGTTAAACGATCACAATCAGAGGTATTGGGTGCAGTAGGGAGCGATTTGAAAAAAGCAATATGGCTTGAAACTGGTACAAGTCATATGGAAGCCCGTCCATTCCTATTAAAAACGTTTGAAAAAGAACGTAGAGAACTTAAAAGAATGATGGGAGGGTAATAGATGTCTAATGCTATTGCAGCTATTAGAATGCTTGTAGAGAACGATGAAATAATAAAAGCTAATCTATCGGAGTATGGCGAAGGCGATGACAAAGGCCCCGCTCTTACATTCCAAACTGCACAAGATGATATGAATATGCCTTATGTAGTTATAAGAATTGAAGCAAACAATCCGGATGACGTTGAAATTATAGACCGTATGATTCTAAATTTTGATGTGTATTGTGATAACGGGGATTATGATAAGGCAAATACAATTGCTACACGTATTGAGAAGTTACTAGATAGAGAAGTCGGTTTAAAAGATGATGGGATACTTTCTATACATCGTGCAGGTAGTATCCCTGTACCAGATGAAGACCCATCTATCATTCATATAAATGTAAAATTTCTTGTCCGAACCATGCGAACGGACTTGTATTAGGGGGTAGGACAAATGAGCTGGAAATTAATTAATGGTGTCCGTGAAGGGACTACAGATAATTTTGTTATCGGTCCTGGTGTCATGTACAAAGGATTTAAAAGTGTAAAAGAATTAGGTGAACTTGTAGGAGCGACTACAGGCGGAACTAAAGTGGGTTTTGATCGTGAGTATTATGATGCAGATATTGATGGTGTGCTAGGTAAAATGGTGCGCGGTAAGTGGTTATTAAAAGATGAACCGCATGTAGAACTTACATTAGTAGAGTTCACAAAAGAAAACCTGCAGTTAGCTTTACCTGGTATGACGGTAGATAGTACTACTGAAACTGATTACGATATTATGAAACCTTCAAATGATATTCCCGATTCAAACTATCATGATATTGCACTCATTGGTATGATTTCGGGTAGTGAGCTACCAGTCATTTTTGTAATTCGTAATGCAATGGTAGTTTCATCTATTGAAGTTGATCTAAAAGACGGTAAAGGAACGGTTGGTTTGAAATGTAAATTTATCGGTCATTACAGTGAATCTGCACCAACTACACCACCATACGAAATCTATTTACCAAAGAAAAAGAAAGCAACTGTACAAAAAGCACCGGCTACCGCATAAATGGTAGTCGGTTTTCTATTACGTAAAACGAGCTAAATGCTAAAAGGAGAGAATGAAATGAAATCTATTTTAGAAAAAATGATGAATACCGGTACAGAAATTACTATTTTAGGTGAACAAGTGACAATGCGTCGATTAAATGTAACGGACGTTTGGCGATTTGCTAAAATCATTTCTAAAGTTGGACGCCACGCAATAGCTGATTTCGCAGAATTTGGTAAATCTAAAAACGAAATGGATGAATTAACTAAGGCTGCGGAGTCTCTTCCAGAAGAGGAAAAGCAAAAGCAATTAGCTGCACTTAAAGAACACAAAAGTCAAAAGGGTCTAGAGTTTGCTTTACGTGTCTTAACAATGATTCCGGCTTGCGAGGATGATTTCACAGAGTTCTTTGCAAGTTTACTAAAAGCTAAGAAAGAGGAATTTTGCCAACTACCTCCTGAAGCAATGGTTTCTGTTATTCAAGGATTACTGGAAAGTGAAGACTTAATGACTTTTTTCAACCAAGTGCAGGGGCTAGTGAAAGTTCAGAGCGAGAAATGGAGCCAAACAGCAGCAGCGCCAATTCTAGCGTAAATGAAGACTCAGATGAATATTTAGAGGAAGCCGAACAAAATATGTTACGTGCTTTCGACAAGATACAAAAACGGTATGGATGGACAGATGATTATGTCTTATCAATACCGTATTCGCGTTTAATGGACCTGTTTTCTTTAATTGCACGAGAAGAGCAACAAGAAGAACTAAATGAGTGGAAGAAGATGGCGTTCATTGGCTTTCAAACTCGTCAACTAGAAGAAGGTACTACTTTTAATGATTATCTTCAAGCATTTGGACTAACTGACACTCAGGACAATAAAGAGTCATCTTATGAAATGGGTGAAGTATGGACAAAAGAAGAATGTGAAGCGCATGTTGAGCAGATTATGGCTCAATTCCAGGAAGACGACGATGAAGAATAAAATGGTTATCGGCCCCAGAAGGGGGTGCGTAAATGTTAGCTGAAATGTTCCAACTGTTCGGAACGATTGGTATTAAAGCAGAAGGCGCTTATAAAGATTTACAACAGTTTGAAGATCGAGTACAAAAGACTGCGAATGGAATGCATGATAAATTCCAAAAGGCAGGGGAATCAATTAGTCATGTAGGTAACAAAATGAAAGATGTTGGTACAAACATGACGACGGGCGTTTCCTTACCTTTAGCTGGTATCGGTGCTGCAGCTGTAAAAGTGGCTTCTGACTTCGATACTTCTCAAAGAAACATCCAATCTTCTTTAGGTCTTACTGAAAAAGGTGCTGAAAACCTTGGTAAAATCGCAAAAGAAACTTGGAAAGATGGATTTGGCCAAAGTATTGAAGAAGTGGATCAGTCTCTTATAAAAGTGTATCAGAATATGAAAGACGTTCCTCACGAAGAATTAGAAGAAGCTACAAAAAGCGCTATGACATTGGGTAAAACATTTGATTCTGATATCAATGAAGTAACTCGTGGTGCAGGGCAGTTAATGAATCAGTTTGGTATTTCTTCAAAGGAAGCATTTGATTTATTTGCTGCTGGTGGACAAGAAGGTTTGAACTATTCAAATGAAATGTTTGATAATGTGGCCGAATATGCTCCGCTGTACAAACAAGCCGGCTTCTCTGCTAACGAGATGTTTACCATTATGGCAAATGGTACTCGTGATGGTAGTTATAACCTGGATTACATTAACGATCTTGTAAAAGAATTCGGTATTCGGGTACAGGATGGATCTAAAGGTGTATCTGATGCTTTTGCTGAAATGTCACCTCAAACACAAAAGGTCTGGGATAACTTCAACAAAGGTAAAGGAACTTCTGCTGATGTGTTTAATGCCGTCTTAGGTGATTTAGGTAAGATGGACGATAAAGTAAAAGCAAACCAACTTGGTGTTGCTGTATTCGGTACAAAATGGGAAGACATGGGCGCTCAAGCTGTCTTGGGCCTTAATAATGCAAATGGTGCGTTAGGCGATGTCGAGGGCACAATGGGCAAAATGCAGAAGACGCAACAAGAAGCTTTTGGTGTTCGTTGGCAAAAGTTAATGCGTACTACAATGGCATCTTTAGAACCATTAGGACAAGCTATTTTAGATATTGCAGAAGTGGCACTTCCTCCAATTATTAAAACAGTAGAGGTTGTTGCAAAGGCATTTAGTTCTATGCCTAAGCCAATACAAATTGGTATTGTAGCAATTTTAGGTATGGTCGCTGTCTTAGGTCCATTAGTCGCCATGATGGGCTTTATGACAAGTGGGGTTGGTGCATTTGTTGGCTCATTAAGATTCCTAGTACCAATACTTACTAAAGTACCATTACTATTTACAGGTATTCTTAAAGTCGGCCCTAAACTTATCGGTATGTTTGGTGGAATTGGGAAAGCTCTAGCGCTGTTGGGCAGATCCATGATGACCTTACTGATGAATCCCTGGACGATTGCCATACTAGCAATTGTAGGATTAGTATATCTAATTTATAAAAACTGGGATGACATCGTAAAATACACCAAGAAAGCAGTTAAATGGATTGGTGATGCCTGCTCTAAGGCTTGGAACGCAACCGTAAAAGGTGCGAAATCTGCTTGGAATGGTTTAGGTAAGTTCTTCTCTGGATTCTGGGAAGGTACGAAAAAAATATTCAGTTCTGCAATGTCATTCATAGGTAAAATATTTTCTAAGGCTTGGGACGGTTATGTAAAAGTAGTTAAATTTTATTTTAGCTTAATGAAAAATATTATTACTTTTGGTTGGAATGCAATTAAAGCAGTATTCTCTTTCGCTTTAAACCTAATCAAAACTATTATAGTAGGTGCTTTTAACTACTATAAGACTCTATTCCTAACAGCCGTTAAATTATGGCAGACTATATTCCGTACAGCATGGAATATCATTAAGACGATTTTTACCACTGTACTTAATTTCTTGAAAACATTTATTCGTGCTGCTTTTGAATTCATAAAAAATGTGATTTCAACAGTAATGAATGTTATTAAAACTATCGTTTCTGCAGCATGGAATTTTATAAAAACAGTATTTCTTACTGTATTGAATTTCATTAAAAATACTGTTCAAACAGCATTCAATTTTATTAAAGATATAATTACTTCCGTGATGAATGCAGTTAAAAACTTTATTCAAGCGGCATGGAATTTTATAAAGTTCATAATCATTAGTGCAGTACGTGAATTTGTTGGTTTTGTAATTACTAATTTCAACAAATTATATAACACAATAACCGATGTTGTTGGCGGTATAAAAGAATTTATTGTTAGTAACTTTAAAACTATAAAGAAAGCAATCACTGGTGCATTTACAGGGGTTGTAGATACTGTAAAAGATGTATTTAGTAAAGTTGGTTCTATAGTAAAAAATGTAGCAAAAGATGCAGTTAGCTGGGGAAAAGATATTATTGCTGGTATCGGTGAAGGTATGTCGGGAATGGCAGATTGGCTTATAAAAAAAGCTAAGGGCGTAGTTTCAGGAATACCTAAAGCTGTATTAAAGTTCTTTGGTATCCGAAGCCCATCCCGGTTAATGATGGAATACGGGGGCTATATTACAGAAGGTCTTGGTGTAGGGATGGAAAAAATGATTCCTGCAGTAGACAAAGCTTCTGAACTATTAAATAAAGCTGTCGTTCCACCTAAACCAATGAAACTAGTAACCGATGTATCTAATCAAATTGGCCAAATGGGCGCGCGTTCTGCTGATCTAATCGGTAAAACTGCACATCCATTTGCTGGACAAACCCACGTTGAGAAGAAAACGGATAATGGTGTAACAATTCAAAATGCTACATTTAAAGTTTCTGTTGAAAAACTACAATCTGCAGACGACTTTGTAAAAATGAGAAAGCTGCTACAAAACGTAGTTGCTGACGATCTAATGGGAATGGCGGTGCGAAATGTATGAGTATATTAAAAACATTGCATAGAAGAGGTGGTTCATACCATCTCTTAGGGGATGCAGCAGAAGTAAAAAATACAATACGATATACGATTAATTTCTCATGGCCAGGGACATATAACTTTTCGTTTTTGTCCCAGGTTCCTATTGGTTCTGATGGCATGTTACCAGATAAGTACTTTATTGTTCGGGTAAATGGTATTGAGAGATTTAGAGCAAGAGGACCTTACGACTGGGAAGCAAGGGAAATCTTTGTAGGTGCAGGGCCACAAACAATTGAATTTACAACAATCGGTTATGGTTCCTCTGACATAGCATATATACGCGACGTACATTACTATGCATTTGGGCATGTACCTAATATCGAAAAGATTGAACAAACAAAATTACCAAAATCACTAAATGGCTTAAAATTACATAATGTCATGCATGGATACCCGCGTTCTCAAAGTGCAGGTAGCAAAGGTTGTGAAGTAGAATTCACTGTACTATTTAAAGATATCAGTTATTGGCGTGATTTCATGAGGGAAATATACCGCCCTCATATTATTACTGGCGATTACGGTACCTACGGGGGTATAATTCCGCCGAATGAAGTAGATGCAATACGAAAAGGAACGCTAGTCATAGCAAAATGTAAATTAATGTCTATGTCACAAGCAGGAGTAGGAGTTGATGGAATGTGAGAGAAGGATCTATTTCTTTAATTAGAATGTTGGGGAGCTATTTCCAAGTTGGGAATAACTCCCCTAATTTAATTGTTTATATGAAAAGAAGAGACTCTTCTTCTTACGTACAAATACAACATCGTGTAATAGGCTTAGAAGTGCAAGAGAACGCAGATCAGTTTGCTAGTACATTTACTATTACCTTTGCAAATGAATACGGTCAAATGGCTCCTGATAACTGGTATGGCAAGTTCTCTTCTATTCAAGAATGGTTTTATAACAGTGAGGTAACAAATACAAACCAGCTATATCCGCAGACTGAATTTAAAGTGTCTATTGGCTACGGTGAAGAAGCTTTACCGTATATACATGGTTTTGTATCTGATGTGAAGGTAAACGCAGAAAGCGGCACGATTTCAGTAACCTGCACTACATCCTATAAGAAGGTTTTACATAAATCAGTAATCCCAACACCTGGATCAGATGAAATTGTTGCACCTACCGGTAATGTTTATGATGTTGTGAAGTTCTTCTTTGAAAAAGCAGGAGTTACATTGCACGGTAACAGAGTAAATATTCCTGGAACCAATCAAAGTTGGATTGTGGAAGGAGCAACCGGAAAGAGATTTCAAAAATGGGATGAAATTGTACGCGATATTATAGATACAACATTCCACTACATCAAACACGAACCAGACGGAAGTTGTACATTTATGAAGATGCCAGACTATGCAATTAATGAACCTGCAAAGTTTAGTTTTAGAGAAGGGGAAAACCTTATTTCTTTAGATATGCAGCTAACTGACCAGGATATAAGTAACAGTATTGTTGTTAAATGTGGAGATTACGCAAACGGATTTCTTAATTCGTTTCTATTAAAAAATGTATCGCAGGGTGATTTACGAGAGGAAATGATAGAAGTACCCTGGGCAACAACATTCTTTGCAAGAAGAGCGGTCGCTGCAGCTTATCATTTAAAAGCAATTCAGAAGTTCAGAACACTTACAGTCGCAGTAATTGGTGATCCAAGGATTCAATTATTTGATGTTATTTCTGTTTACAATAGAGATTCTGGCCAACAATGGAATTATTTCGTAAAAGGTATTAATACAATGATTTCTGCTGATGACGGATTCTATCAAACTTTAGATTTAACTGTTAACTATGGGTATGAACCTGCCCCCTATACAGATATAACCGGTATTACAGTAAACATCGATACACTACGATTAAAACTTTGGGATTGGGATTTAGAGGATGGTGACTTATTAAATATTTACTGTAATGATAAGTTAGTTGAAGAAAATTATTTCATCCGGAACAATCCTACATATGTTGATATTCCACTAGAATATGGCGTGAATATTATCGTATTCGAAGCGGTTCGGAACCCTAAAGGGATTCTCACAGGACGTTTACAAGTACTGGATACGCAAAATAATATCTTGTTTGATTATGGTTCCTTACCAGATTTATCATTTCCTCGGGTAAATCAAGATGCAAATCACTATTATATCCAGCGTCCAGCCAAAACATGGTCTGTTACGCGCGTGAACTAGGGGTGATTCTATGATAATGCAAAAAAACTTATATGATCCAATCATGTATTTGATGAAAGGATTAATTGATAGGCAAATATATACCGGTGGTAAGCCAATGCCTGGGAACGACCCAAATGACGTATTTAAAGAAGGCATGACCGAAGGATATACACTTATTCGTGATGGTGCTCGTTTATCTGCAGTTGATGGAGATAAATATCTGCACTATGACTTAGCCTTTAATGTACACGGTATGCTAGAAAAGGTTCTTGTCTCTCATAAAGTAACCGGAAAAGAGATGGAGATACAATTAATATACAATGCACAAAAACAATTAGAGCGTGTGCAGCCGCGACTTCTTAATAAAGGTAACGGTATACTATCTGATTTACCAATTCCCGATGTGTCGTAATGATGCACGGGAATTTTTTAATACAAGAAAAAGGGTGATTGCTCTTGTTTGAAACAACATATTTAGCCGGTGGCCGATTAGATCCACCTTTTCATCCGACTAAAACAGAACCATTTATACCTGGTTTCATTATGGATTCCACATCATTTAAAACGGATGAAGTGAAATATACATTACCTGCAGATATGGAGATTTACGCAATTAGTGTTAGTTCTTCCATTTACGAATTAGATGATAAATGGGATTTAATCGTTAACGGGCAAACCGTTTGCCAAGATATTTATACAAAGCGGCTTCCGGAAGGGATGCACTTTATGGTTTATAAAGCAGTTAAAGCAGGAGACACAATTGTATTTCGATTCCATAACCAAGGAATTCTTGATAAAACAGTTTGGTTTGAATTGCACTTTTTAAGATAAGGGGGCGTATTGATGAGTTTTGCTGTTACTTATATGGCTGGTGGAAGATTCGACGCACCTTACTTCCCAACAAAAACAGAGCCATTCATACAAGGGCGAAGAGTTGGTATACATGATGAAATTCATGTAGATAAGTTTTCATTACCATTCGAAACAGAAATGATTGCCTTTTCTGTTGCCGCTTCACATTACAGTGATTCGGACTACTGGAATTTATTTATTAATGGCCAACAAGTATTTAAAGAGGTTTATGTAAAAGATGTGCCGGAGGGATTTAATTTTTCCATTGTAAAACCTATACCTGCTAACGCAGAACTAAAGTTTGAATACCACAATGCATCTGCAGAGAAAAAAGCTATATGGCTTAATTACCAACTACTAAGAGATTAGGAGCGTGAAATAGATGGCATACGTTGAAAAAATGTATACAGAAGGCGAATTCCAAGACGAAATGGTTAAATTGGTAATCGCTAACGGATGGAAGAAAGTAAAATCGTTTTTTAGAGCCGTTTATCCGGATTTAGACGTAAAATCCGAAGATGATTCAAAATTTGAGTTCGGCATGAGTAAGCACATGCTAGTGAAGAACAATAGCGGTTCTATTTATGGAATTGCTCAAATTTCAAAATGGTCACTTAAAAAGTCAGAGATTAAATACAACTTCACAAATGAAGAAGGTAAGAAAGCTTTTGCCGAAGATGGTAAAAAACGTTTAGAAAGCGGCAGGGATCGTTCTTGTTTTTATGTTTATATGATTGAAAAAGAACCCAGCGTTGCAGATGATGGCGTTCTTGTTCTCCCTTATGAATTTAATAAATTTGAAAAAATATTATTAGATGTGGAATTAACTAAGATAGGAATTACTCTAAAGACAAATCCAAATGGTGTCGGTACATATAAAGTTTACTCCTATGACGAAGCAGAGACACAAGTCATGATGTCCCCTTGGGTGAAAGTAACATTACGAAATACGAATTTACAAGGTATCGATGCTCAAACAAATTGGTGGCCAGATTCATTAGTGCGAATTAATGGCCAAGTTGATGAAAGTCGCGTTGTTTTATTAATACAAGCAGATAATACACCAGCTTTTGAAAACAATGTAGTTCCAGTTACCCCGCTTTATATGGGCCAATTAGAAAGTTATGCAAATGATGATACATTAGGTGACGCTTTATGGGCGGGAACAGCCTTTGATACTGGAAATGAAGCAGCATCACACAAATTCGATTTTAACGACACGAAACCATATAGAAATGTAGAAAACTATATGCCTGTCATGAAATCTTATCCACGTTCTCCTGGTAATGGTATTGATAACGTAATTATTAAACGTTCACGATTGGGAGCAAGATACCAGGCCCATTTTATTGCTTGGAATGTAGCACCTAATGCAATGCCACCAGATCGCGTTGGTAAAGATGGCGGTCAATATTCACTAGCATGGCAATCGCAGGATAATGACGAGTACAAATATCAATTTAACCCGTCTGTTTATAGCAATAAAGTACATACTTCTCGTGCTTATATTGTTCATCCAGATGAAGGTGTACGTGGATATTTACCTTATATGATCCTATTGTCTCCGCTAGGTCTATTAAATGGCGATAGATTAAAAGTTAGAAAGAATACTTGTCCGGATTCGCATGACATTTACAAATTCTTTAATGTAGATGCTATTTCACCAATTACAAAAAGACCTTCTACGGCGTATCGTCCTGCTGGATTAGGTATTTTTGAGAAAACAGTATAAAGGAGTGTACATATATGTGGTTTGATAAGGTCGTATATTTACAAACATTACCACAAGAATTAGAAAAACTATTTGCTGATAACGGTTGGAAACGAACACTATTTTTCCAAATCAAGAGCGGCATTTCAAAATTTATTGATGTAAGATTGTTTGAATCGTTAGGAAGTGATGGAGAACGCAGAAGATTCGGTATAGCAAATGCGTATGACACTGCTGATTCTGATTTCACTGATAGTCGGTTTATTTCTGCAGATTCTCCACTAGGTAAATTAGGAATGGGCGATGGAGTAAAGAAAGACTTCTCTATCCCTGTTTCTCCTGTTCTTGGCCCTTCAGTCATTGTATATGTAAATGGGTTTGAACAAGAAAAGAGTAAATATAAAGTGGATGCAACTACAGGAAAAGTAACATTTACTACCGCTATTGCAAAAGGCGATAAAGTAACATGCGAATACAGACTAGCTACCAACACATATGAGCCAAACAATGACATGCTGCTATTTACTTTTAATCGATACTTTATTGAAAAAGAGATTCTTTCCGGTGATAAGTTAGGGGAATTAGGAAAAGGGAATGGAACAAAAAAGAACTTCGCATTACCATTCCCTAACTTTGATGAAAGCAGGACCGTAGTTTACAAGGATAATACTATTGTTGATACTAGCGAGTATTCGTTCACTGAAACGGAAATTGTATTTAAAACCGCACCTGCAGCAGATACAACAATTAAGATTAGCGGTATTTATTTCTTATTACCAAAAGAAGATGGAACACTGGATACA